TTGCAAAGGTGGTCGTCAATCTCACTCCTTCCGAACGTGACAATCAAGTGTTTGGATACATTGATGTACTCATAACCGCCATCACTGGCGATCGACGTAAGCGAAAGTGACAACTGCTGAACTGACATCAATCGGTATGAAGCTTGGATTGAAGGCAGATCACATGGAACTCACCATGGATCTCAATCCTACAGCAATCCCCGAAGGTAAGAGTGAGGAGTACTCCAAACATTACGCCTTGCTTCGAGCAGCAGACTTTGCAATCTCCACGCTACTCGAGCAGCGAGAGGATGTCAAGCGCGCGTTATGGTCAACGCAGCGTGAGTTGGACTTCAAGACATCAATGATTAGCGATATTATCAATAAGAATTATGGCTAAGGGCTTATCTGAAGAACAGAAGGCGACCTTTCGCAAACTGACAGATCAGTTTGGATTGGACAAGGATGACTTCTTCAAAGCCCCGCAGGGCTTCATCATCATTACCCGAAACGGTATTGAGAAAATCGAGAGGGGTATTGGTCTTGTGGTGCACTATGAAGTTGTTGAGACGCTATGCAACGTGGAGTCGGGTCATTATGTCATCAAGGCAACGGCAGTGCTCCAACAAACCCTTATGAATGATAAGGGTAAACCGGAAGTCCATGAGTCCTTTAAGGAATCCTATGGAGAGGCCAGCCCTAAAAACTGTAGAAACTCCTATCCCGTTGCTATGGCTGAGAAGCGAGCCCTGTCTCGCGTTGTTCTCAAAAGCGCTCACCTTTATGAGCTGGGTATTAAGGGTCAAGATGAAATAGAATGAAACTAGTAAACGTCCTCCTCCTCTTTCTAACAACAACGGCTTACGGTCAGTGCTACAATTGCGGCATGTTTGGTATGCTCGCAGATCACAATGACGAGATATATGTAGCTAGATTTACAGTGCAGTTGGATTCAATTCAACTTGAATCAGCTTCCTCGTGTGAAGTTTTAATTGCGCCCGTAACTGTCACGGAAGTTAAAGCTGGCTTGCGCATGACGCGCCTCGAGCTTTACATCCATCACCCAATGTTTAACAATGTGCCGTACCGCATTCGATACCCATCAGGTTCATGGGGAATCGTGAATGGTCGGCCCGGATACTGGTAACAATATGTGCGAAAATTGCGTACTCCAAGTATGTGGTCAACATACATCATGGATTTGCTTCTTCTGCTCCAAGCGTATGGAGAAGCAGTAACACCTGGAAGTCAAGCCTCTGCTTTCGACTTTGACGGTGATGGGTTTATTGGTATGGTTGACTTTTTGCAGATGCTGTCTGAACAGCCACCAATCATACAGTAATGAAGATCGACCCTACCATCATCAATGTTACGGCAACACGGGATTTGAAGTTTCTTGAGATCAACGCTGGTCGCTGCCCTGTGACGGGCCAGATCCGGCACGAGGTAACTGTCGAGGCGAGTAATGTCATTCATCATTATCTTGAGCCACAGATTGTTCAATGCGTTTATGATCTTTGGCCTGAGACAAAAACATGCGAGATTCCCGAAGCGTTTCAGGTTAGATGGAAATGGATCGACTAAGTTGTAAGACTCTTGATTCCTTTGTACATTACCATTGTTATCGTGCTGCTATTCTCTGCGGCGATCGCACTTAAACGAAATTGATGGCTGACTGGATTGACGAACTCTTTGACTGCGGACCCGAAAACGATTACAGCAATGTGTATCACAATAGTAGGAGGTTTGCTGTCTCGCTTTGCAGAACAAGCACCTTGCTGAAGGAGGAGCAGGACGACTTGATCGACACCCTCCTGGACTTCGACATCGAAATGACAAGCGATGAAATCCAAGAAATCATCACACGCCTACAACTCAATCAAAAAGCAAGTATGGAGTTCTATGCTCCAAGCCAACGCGACATCACCAACCACATTAAAAACATCACAAGCGATGAGTGACATTACAATTCCAGACGTACTAGACGGTATCATCTACCTTACAGACATCGACAAGAGCCAGGTTCGAGACGGAAAGAAAGGCAAGTGGGTTCCTATCCGAGTCAAGGCCACGCCAAACAATGAGTATAATGATTGTATGGTCACGCTGCGCCTTCCAAAGGAGGCAAGAGAAGCAGGACACAAAGACCCAATCATTGGAAACGTATCCGTTCCAGACTGGTTGAAAGAGCAAATGACATCTGGGGCTGGCTCAAAGGCTGAGCCCCAAAACAATACTCAGGTGCAAGCCGGAGGTGCCAGCGATGGTGATCTCCCGTTTTAAGTTTGGGTTATAGGTAAGTAGGTGAGGGAGTCGGCAAGTTCGGCTCCCTCATTCTTATTTTAGACTATGACACAGAGCGCCCTGGACAAATTCAAGAAAGATTTCCGCAAGTCAATTCGAACTTACTTCGATAATGACGAAAGCGAAAGTGACGCAGTGTATCAGATCTTCTTGAACACATTGAATTTCTACATTCTGTACCAAGAAACCGACAACTTTGAAGAATCGTCGGATCCTGCCGACATCATTGACCTGGAAGACGAGGGCATACACCTCGCCCACGACTACACTTCGGTTTTCCACAGTGGCATGTTAGAATCTTTTGATCCAGTAGACCGCATACGGCTCATGGAGTCATGTATCTATGCACTGAACGCAAGGCTCAATATCCACATTTCAAAGTATAAGCAGCACAGGTATGGGAACAAGGGGGACGACTGATGAATGTGTAGACCAGCTATGTAAGCTGGCAAAGCATATGGTCACCCCAGACAAGGTCATTGAAGTAGTCGATGTGCCTTACGATCCCGAAAAGTGCGCGGCCAAGTCCGCTGCCGCTATGCTTGGGATCGCCATACCACAGCTTAGCAAGTTGTGTGGGAGCCCGTTGTTGGAGTTGGGGGGTTTGCGTAGTGTGTGGACAGGTACGCATTACGAACCACTAACTGATGCTCAAATGTCAAGTGTCATCAAGGCGTTTGCCACAGGTGCCAGGTTGCTCAAGCCGAGCATCCTTACGTCAGACTTCGCAAGGGAGTTTGACAAGAGCTTCTCTGCGCACGGCAAGCCCTCGAGCGTATTCGGACACGGAGCCCGTCCGATACGTGGCATCAATTATCAAGACGGGGTGTTGACAGTCCGCAATGGAAAGGAGTGCTTCATTAGCGGCCATCGCCCTGAAGACTTAACGACTTACTGCATACCTGCAAAATGGAAGCTTCGTTCTGAAGACAAGACTTGGCAGAAGTTCCTGGACGAATCAGTTCCCTGTGTAGACACACGGCAGTATCTCTTAGGCATGTTTGGGAATGCGATAGCTGGTGACCCAATGAACGCACAGAAGATCATGCTTCTCATTGGTGCTGCTGGCGCAGGTAAGTCTACTTTGATTGAAGCAATAGTCGGTTGTATTGGATCACAGAACGTTATGCGTACAGACAACCTAGCTCAGATTACAAGGGATGACAGCCGCCACCGTATGCGGCTTGCGCACGCCACGTTGTGTGTAAGCGCAGATGCCAGTGAGAACATTGGCGACAAGGATGCGCTGAAGATGATAGTCAGCAAGGAGCCCATCATTGCGCGCAAACTTTACAGTGAACCGCTAGAGATAACTCCTCGCGCGTGCTTGGTTGTCGCTTCCAATGAGATGGGCCTGAGCTACGTCTTAAGTGACCCAGGCGTGGCCCGAAGGTTTGACATCATAAGCTTTAAGAAGGCGAAGGACTGGAGAAAGCGAGACATTGCCCTTCATGAAAAGCTGGCTACCGACAAGGCGAAAGCTGGTATTGGAATTAGCCTGGGCACTTGCCTGTTGGAAGAGGTCAAGCGGGGTAACGGGAAGCTTGAAAGACCGGGTGTTGTAGAAAAAGAGATTGAACGTCTTCGGATTGAAGGTGACCCTTTCATGTCGTGGATGGTGGCAAGCGGGCTCTCCGCAGATCCAGAGATTCAAAACTCTGTAGAGGTGCATCAAGACCGTGCGCATGAGTCCTTTAAGTGTTATTGCGCCAACAGCGGGTATAACGCATGGTCGATTCGAAGATTCAAGGCGAGACTCCGGGCGCTGAACCTGGAAGAGCAGGGCAGGCACGGCGGTAAGCACGCATACTACTTCTATGTGAAAGACATGAATCTTGCCAAGCTGGCTCAAGTGGTGCGGTTGATATAATCTCACACATGCGGTTGGTTATTTGTGTAAACATAAAGATTGAAACCCCGCATCAAAATCCACCTGGACTTAGATGACCATCATATATCAGTGCGAGAAGTGGTGGACATGGCAACCATTTTGGCGGAGGCATACCCAAAGCCAGGCAAGTATGTATCCTCATTTGGCTTCTTGACTTATGAGATAAAAAGAGAGGAGCATAGTGTGGAGGTAGATGTGTTTGAAGGTTTTGGTTATCACGGTTTGTACGGCTTTGATTTTAACAACGCATGAATAAAGGGTCTCAGCATTTTTTCACTTATGAGGAAGCGGAAGAATTGCTTGCTCTTTATCGCGACACCTATGTCGAAAAAACCTATCAGCGAGCAGAGGGCGCTGCGATTCAATACTACCTGTCTCAATTCCTTTATCTTCCAAATGATTTGATTGGACAGCTCTTCGGTCGGCGCAGATGGCACGTGAACCAAACGATCACAAGGATGATGGAGTCGGCTGAAGACGTGCGTTTGCCAGTGACTATGAATGAGAGTTACAGGGAGCACATCGAGAACATTGATGAGATCGCACGCACTGTTTATGGCGCGAAGAACAAAGAGCTTTCTATGGTCTTGGACATCAAGGAGAAGGCGTACCTGAAGTGGACGGCGCAAAAGATTTGCGGCTGGTACGACGATGATGACATGGAGCCCGAGCAGTCAGAAATGGTTGACGAGTTGTTAAGGTTGCTTGGGCTTCCTGCTGGGGGGTGGATGGGGAAAGCCATTATGGAACACTATCGAATTGACTACCATGATTGAGCTCATACCTAAAAGCTACTACAAGAATCGCAAGCAGGATCTGACGATAAGCAAGAACCGCAGGATTCTGGTATTAGCAGACATCCACTGCCCGTACCACGATGTGCATGCGTTGCAAGAGGCAATGGTGAAAGGCCAGGAATTTGGTGCAGACACGGTGATCATTCTTGGGGACATGATGGATTTCCACCGAATCAGCAAGTATCCCAACGAACCTGACACACTTAGCTTTGCTGACGAGATTTCGGTCGGCGCTCAACTTCTTTTTGGCATACGTGAATGCTTTCGTGAAGCAGATATTTACTACATTGAAGGCAATCATGAAATACGCTTGCAGCATTACGTCCAGCACCACGCGTCTGAGCTTGAAGGCGTGCCTGGGTTGGAGATGGAGAGGATGCTGGACATGCACGCGCAAGAGGTTCGCTGGATCCCTAACGGCTTTATACACTGTGGCGACATGAGCTTCCTGCACGGCCATGAACTACGGGGAGTAGGCGGTGTCAATCCCAGCCGGAAGCTCTTTGGTAAGATGAAAAAGTCAGCCATCTGCGGACACCTTCATCGACCGGAATCTTTCTATACCCGGGACGGCGCTGGTAAGCTTCTGCAATGTCACGTCGTTGGTCACCTGGGTGAGCCTTCACCCAAGTATCACCCGAGAAATGATTGGCAACACGGCTATGCGCTAGTCGAAGTCACCCGCAAGGGAATCGTAAGAGTGCAAAACAACATCATCAAATGAGTCAAGAAGGTATTATGTTTGTTGAGGGCTACGATGCTGCAATCCTGGGCATCGTGGAAAGAGATGGTTTTCTTGTGGTCGTATATGACAAGTGGGCGATGGTCGATGTATATCGAGCAATGTACACAGATGCGTCTTGGGAGGATGCGGTGGAGGATCTATCCTTCAATACCTGGTGCTCTTACATGGGGGAGTTAACGCCGATCTTCATGCACACATTCGATGGCTCTGGAGAAGAGCGCAGACACGATGCCGAAGATTATTTCTATGACATGACGGAATAGAAAGAGGGGACCGAAGCCCCCTCCTGACGTCTAAGACGCCCTTCACCAACCACAATGAAGTCTATAAGACGTCGGTGTTGACGCCAAAGTATTCGTCAATGCATTCGATGCATGAATTGAGACCTTTGCAGATCTCGGCCTTCCAGCCCCTGTCCCTTAGCTTGGCCTGCCATTCTTTTTGATGAGGGCTTGCGCGCCCCACCATCGTCTTGACCTCTAATGCCAATCCAGCGTAGCCATTCCTGGGCTCAAATATCAATAGATCTGGAATGCCTTTCTTGTAGCCAGCCTGCTTCATGCGCAGCGCTGTATGCATCGCCACCCTTACTCCCCCAACCGTAGCCGAGTAGAGTGGTTCAGGATCCATTGCTTCCAGGTGGTCAACAATGAGCACTTGTATGTCGTGCTCTGGACTTCCGTTCTTTTTCTTTCCTCGCTGGCTGTTGCCGCCTTTTCTCTTGTATCGCATTGTTCATTGTACCATGTCCTCACGTCAAAACAAGGGCAAGCCTTCCTGACTCCAGGAAAGTCTCTGTGACCTAAGACTTCTGCTTGCGGGTATTCTTCTTTGAGTTCTCGGATTTTTTTATAGAGCGCCAAGCTTTGATCAGCCGTGCGGTTGTCTTCAGCTTTTTGCGATGACGAAACGCCGCCCACCCAACAGATGCCAATCGACGAATGGTTGTGACCTTTAACGTGCGCCCCAGGACGTTTAAGGGGGCGACCTTCCTCGATAGTACCGTCACGGCGACAGACAAAGTGATACCCAATATCCGTCCAGCCACGCTCTTCCGTGTGCCATCTTCTGATTTCATCAGCTCCTATATCTAAGCTCGGAGGTGTTGCCGAGCAGTGAACTACAATGTGTGTAATGTCCCTCATTACTCCACCTTGTTCTTAGCAAGCAATAGCTTGATTTCTTGAATGTCTTTGAGTAGTTGCTTGACATCGTCTTTGAATTCTTGGTTGTCAGCTTCTAAGGCATGAACTCGAGAGCTTAGCCTACTGTAATCATTTTGAAACTTGACCCATGCCGCGACTAAGGCGCCTGCCACAGTTAAGAACTCAAAGTGTGTAAGATTCTCGATCATAACTCAAACAGATGTAATTGTAATGGATGCTGAAAAGGTGAATACAGACGTTGACCCCGGGCTGACTTGAATGACAAGGGCGTTGGTTGTTGACGACGTTAAGTCTGTAATGTCAATGCTGGTGTTTGTGTTCCCAGTTGTGGAGTTGCTTGTGGCCCCAGTGGTTGTGTTGTAGTGCAGTACTGTCACTCCATTCGTGACCGCAGAACTCGTGTAGACATGGACGTGCGTCGCCTTGTAGCCCGTCGGGATTTCATTGAAAGCGAAGATGCTCCCTGTTGACTGATTGATTTGAACACCAAGTGTATTTGCAGTGTCATCCTCGATACGTGCTTGTACGATAGCACGGCCTACATCGTTGCCCATCCACTCTGTTGGCAAGACTTTGATGAGGCTTGTGCTGCCATGCCATCCACCACCGCCGCCAGCGTTGGCAAAGGAATAAGAGCCTGAGCCATTGGTCTGCAAGAATTGACCAGCAGAACCATCAGCGACTTCATCCATGCCACCATTGGAGTCAATGAGCAGAACGCGGTTGCCTGTGACTCCAGCACGGCTGGCTGTCTCACCTGAACTACCTGCAAAGAAAGCACCTGCATCGTCGAGGTCAACGTCGACACTGGCACTGACTGTGATAGAAGTAATTCCGGTTGAGTCACTAGTCAAAAACCCTATCGCCTGCACGCCGGCGGCATTGGTAAACTTGTTGTCGGTACTACTGTCGTCTATCTTGTCGGCGGTAATAGGTTGACCGATCAGAGTAAAGCTGTTGATACCCTGAGCTGTGGCTCCGATGTAACTGAGTTTTTGGCGGTGCGTGTCAAGGTTAGTAGTTGAGGTGACAGTGAGATTATCAACCTTGTTTATCTGAGCTTGCGTAGCAAACTTATTTGTTGTCCCCGAAGTGGTAACCTCATCGGCCGTGATGGGCGTGCTCCCCGGCTTGACAGTGAACCCTGTGATTCCATTGCTGCCGTCAATTTGGATGTGCCCAACCTTGCTTTTGGTGTCGTCAAGATTATGCTGCGCGGAAATGCTGATGAGGTCTGTTTTGTCCTCAATGTCACTGATAGATGTTGTGTGCGAGACGTTAGTGACTGTGTTTGACGCAATCGCATTTAACTGAGTCTGCGTTATCAGTTGATGGTCGGTTGACGTGAACAATTTATCCGCACGGATTGCGTCTTGTTCGATTGCGACAGATGTGAAAGCTGTGCCCCCGGCGTTGAGCGTTAATGGCGCAACCTTAGCCGTATTCACCGCCACCGCTACGTTGGTGGTATTGAGGCTCGTTCGCGTGGTGTTGATCCTCTCAATCACGCCCGTCATCCCGACGATACCTCCTCCGCCGCCGCCGTCCTGAGATGGGCCACCGCGCCGCACGGGGTCATCTATCTCTTGAATCGTAGATAAGTCTCTTGCCTGACCAACCTTCAAGAACGTGCCAGAGAAACCCTGATTCGACGCCCAATTTAGATTCAAGGGCATGAGGAAAACTGTAGTGTTTGTCTCCAGTTGATCTGTCTTAAATACAGCGAATGGGGATTTGACTACATCTGGATTTGATCCAGGCCGAGGCATGGCTGAAAGCGTGTAGATGTCTGCGCTTTCCCCGAGCAACTTCAGGTGGGTGTCGGCCACATAGGAATGCAGCGAGTCCACAAATGTGTCGGGAGAAGCGTTCGTTTCACCATGGGCATGACCCTTCCATTTGATATTCTCCTTGAATACCTTTGCGCCAGACACGAGGCTAAAGTCGTTTTCTGCCGCACTCTCCTTCATTGGGGCGAACACAGTGCCACTGGTGTGCTTGTTGAAGAAGGTGGTTCTGGATCCAATCCGCGAGCTACCCATGGCAAAGATTTCATATCCGTCACCTCCGGTCATCTTTGTCGTGATGTCCGCTGTGTCTGATCCATCACCAATTGCGACACGTACACCTACAAAATGCAAGTGCTTGGGCTTGGACATCCAATGCGCCCCTGTGCTGTAGACCTTACTTCCCCCAGTGCCGTCTGCGTTTGCACTCCTCCACAACGGCGTGGTGCCGTCGAAGTCTGGAGAGCCATTGTTCTGGGCAGTAGTGTTGGGGTTGGGCCCGTTCTCTGGCTCGAATAGCGATGCCCCTTGCTCAAAGTAGCACTTCTCAAAAGACAGGATGGTGTCGTTTGATGCGAATGGCAACTCAAGCTGGATGTCCTCCCTGAAGTAGTGATACATGTGCTCAGTGCCGACATCACGATCGAGGATAACACCCGTCCCGTCGTCTTCACCCTGTATCTTAGTTCCGATAGGCGCGTAAGGGGTTTGCCCAGCATATTGCACGGTGAGTGGGTGAACCGTGGCCCCATAACCATCCCCCGTGTTGTTTGTGTCTCCGTGTGGCACAAGGATTTCATAGAAGGCGTCGTCGTACCCAGCAGACCCTTCTTGAATCCAGGCAAAATTGTTGTATAGCTTGCGGAAAAACCTGCGATCAGAGGCGGTGCCGAGGCCACCAAAGTCAATTAGTATGCTGTCCGCCGAGCCATTGCTCAACACATGAGTTTGTACAGTGCGGCTTGCTCGATAACCCACATCGCCCGTTGTTGTGAATTGCAACCTCACGCGAACAACCATGTGACTGCCGAAGACGTTCCTACCTAGGGCGACGTTTGGCGGTGGCGAACTGACATGACGAAACTCAACGTTGCCACCAAATGTCAATCGCACCTGTTCTCCACTGAACACCTCTAGGTCGGTGGCCTCCTGAGATGGGAAGCCCATGTATGTTGACGGGTCTTTGGGAAATGTCAGGTAAGGCTCTTCAATGATGTGCCCTGTTGTCGGGTTGGCAACCAGATTGTCTGGGACATTGATGGGCACTTCGTCAAAGACGTACTTGACGTCGGCCCTATATCCGGTATTGGAGATGAGGTGACCGAGTGAGTCTGAGAATATATTTGGCCTACCACCCGTTTCTGCGCCGCCACGTGGATCAAAGAATCCCTGCTGAACGAGGTTATCGCTACCGCCATCTTCGTGGATCAGTATTGCTTGAGAGAAGGGCAGGCTCTTGCCTTTTGTGGCCCCCGCACGAATAACGTAGTGGTCGTCGAAGTTGGTGCCTTCAATTCCAAACAGTCCTGTTGTGTCAGCACTGACAACGTCATTGAAGGGGTTGCTGGTGTTCTTGTCGTACTTGACGCCATACACTCCGGCACCCTTCATGAACGCCAGTTCTTGCCTACACACGAGATTTACCCGCCCCTCAAACATGCATGCAGTAGCTCCAAAGGCTTTGCATATATCCTCAAGAACGTCCCCGGTGTTGAAATACTCCGGCCTCGCTGCCAATTCTCGCAGGCGGTCTACATTCTTTTTTGGCTTGTGAAATGTGCGAGACTCAACCGCGCAGTGCTCAAGCACGCCATCTGCTTCGTGCCAGTCATAGAAGATCTCATCATCATGATTTTCTACAGAGGGCCAGGGGAAACCAACCTCTCGAAATTTAGGAACGACAGTCTGATTGATCTGATTGTTCATGTAGTCCTTGTACCCGGTAAAGCCACCGAGCTTGGACACGATTTCGTTCATGTAGAACGCCAGGGTTTTGCGACCTGTGTAAGCGTCCCCATTCGCCTTGACCCATGGAGCCCCGCGAAGCATGGCTAGCCCATCAGTAAATACCACGTCAATCTTACGTCGCTCACAAGCCACTTCAATTGATGTAGATTCAATCAGCAACGATCCATACCAGTATGGCTTTGCGTCTGCGGCGTCACTGTCAAAAAACAAGCAGAAGCACTTGCCTTCATTCTGATTGAGAAGATTCTCCCACTTGGTCAACTGATTGTCATCGACATACGCTGTGAAAGACAGGGTCGACCCCATGACGGCCTTGTTGAACCTCTCGGCGTCACCTTGCCATTGCAGCTTGATTCCCGGGTCAAGTAGCTCGAGCTGAGTTGTCGCCCCGCCAGTCGTTTCGGTAGTACCAATCACCAATCGGTGCTTTGCCCCCGTGCCCACATTCTTAGGGCTGTATACTGTATCAAATAAGTAAGAGACTGCCATTACCCAAAGGTGCGATCAATTGCGCGTGTACCGCGCTGATTTGCAATTACGATATTGTCCCCAGCCAAGAGACCTTCAACACGAACGGCTGGCGCTGTTGTGCCACCCCCGCCTGTCGCGCCTGTGGCTAAGCTGCGGAAGCCTGGGCCGCCCGAGGTGAGTCCCGTTGCCAAGAACGAACCTAGATTCTGACCTCCCAGCGCATTCGAAGCGACCGCCGCAATCTTTCCTGTGCCGCCAGAGAGAGCGGTGAGGATCAAGAAGAGCGTAGTCAATACCGCAAGCTTGACAATGAGTTCGTTCAAGGCTTTTGTCAGGCTCTCCTTCAATACATCACCGAACTTACGGCTCTCTTCCTTTGCCCTTGTAAAGGCATCGGCCACTAGGTTGGCAAAGCTCGCAATCCCTCGAATCAAAAGGAATGCCACAAAGAACTGGTTTAGTTCTTGCTGAGCTTCTCTAAGCTTTGCAACCAGATCTTCCAGTGTTTCTTTTGGGATAAGACCTTTCGACAGCGCAACCTGCGCCAAAGCGACTTGATCCGTAAGGTTCTTGACGGTGTTTTTGGCTGTTGTAAATCCGTCTACAACGCCAAGCTCCTCTAGGTCTTTGATCTGAGCCAACTCGCCATCGAGCTTGCGTATCTCATCATTGAACAAAGCAAGAGCCTCCTCACCAAACAAAACCTGAAGAGCTGTTTCTTTAGCCGCAATCGCAAGCTCAGCGAACTTTTGCTCAGCCGGACCGACGCCTGCCTCAACTGACTTTGCAAGTGTATCCTTGAGCTCGACCAGGTTTTTTTGTAGGGAAGAAATCTCCTGAGTGATCGCGGGCGCTTCCTTAAGAGGCTTAAATGGATTCTGTAACTCACTAGCAGAGAAATCCAGCTCTTTCCTTAGCTCCTGGAGCTTCGCGACCAGATTCGCGCGCTGCAATTCGAGCTCCGCTTTCTTGATGTCGTCAGCAACCTTGTTGATGCGGCTTTGCGTAGCGTCACTGGGATCATCAATTTCTAGCAAACCACTCAGCTCCTGTTGCAGAGCCCGAATCTCCGCTGAGAGAGTGTCACTCTTAGACGCTGCCGTCAAATCTTCCAAGCCCCTGGCAAGTAAGATGGCCTTGTCCGTTGCGTTCTGAAGCTCTTTCGCTAGTAACCTTTGCCCTATGCTTTTGGCAAGCTCCTCTGCCCTTTGCTGTAGAACCAAGAATGTGCCAGCCGCGTCCGCAGACTTGAGTTCAGTAAAGCCCTCTGCTCCGTCCCGGAAGATGTCGCCTAAACTTGCAAGAATGTCCGCTTGCTGCTGCAATGTAGACGCGTCTAGGTCTCCGGCTAGGAGCTCTGGAAATTTCCCAAGAATAACGTCCTCGAGCGTCGCAAGATCAAGGGCGTTAAGATCGTCAAATACTGACGTGATCTTCTTGGTTTCAACACCAAATTCAGATACAGCCTTCTTCAGCTTTCCGATGATGTTGCCAAAGAGATCTTCGTTGGCCTTGAGTTCTTCTTTACCAAGCAAACCAAGACTCTGAGCAATCTTCAATCGCTCAGCTGCAATGCGCTTACGCTCCGCCTCTCTCTTAGCCAGCTCTTCTGTAATACGAGCAATATCAGAAAGTATGCCGCTCTGACGCTCTTGAGCTTCTCCTAGAAGCTCGATCAGTCTTATCTGAGACTCACTGTCAACGCCAAAAGCTGTTGCAAGAGTAGGGTCAATGATGTTTGACGCAAACTCTTGAAATACATTCTTGTCAGGGTTGGCAATCCCCGATGCAATAAATCTAGCCAGAGGCCCAATGGTCTGGCCTACATCGAGAATGTCCGCAACCTCTTGCGTTACGCTATCTGAGCCCCTGGCAAGCTGGCTCCGCAGGTTTGTTAATTGACCTTCTAACTGGGCTGTACTGAGCTTGGATAGATCGCCGTCAACTTCTGCGAGCACATCCCTGAACCCCTCGAAAGCCTTTGTCGTCTTGGCGATGGTGCCATCGAGCAGTAATTGTGATGTTGCCGCACGCACCACTCCAGCCGTAAACGCTGTGAGAAGAATTACCAATCCACCTAAAGGACTGAGCAATGCTGTAGCAGCAATAACGAATTGACCGAGCGAGAAAATGAGCGGGCCGATACCAATCAGCAAGAGAGCAAAGCCCGCTTGCGAGGCGGCGGCCTGAGCATCCATCTTGGCAAACCTATCTGCCAATGCTTCCAAGCCATCGGACACCTTCGCTATGAATGGGGCAAGAGTGTTGCCCATGGAGATGCCGATGTCTTCAATGGCCGCCCTAGCTCGAGCCACAGAGAAGAACAACCTGTCCTTCATCTGGTCGCTGAAAGCATCAGAAGCGCCCGTCACATCCTCAAGTAGCAAGGCAAGCTCTTCCATCTCAAGGCCCAAGCCCTGGATAGAACCGGCCGCTACGACGCCTCGCTGCTTGAAGATGTCGAGAAGCTGGATAAAGGTGTTGCCCCCGGCTTGCACAGCGAGCAGCCCCTCGCTTGCATCAATACCATTTTCGGCCAGCTTGGCAAGAACGGTCTTAAACCTGTTACCCGAAATGCCTGCTTTCTGAGCCGTGTTTGCGAGGATACCCAGAGCCGCGACAGTTCTTTCAAAACTAAGCCCCGTCAGGCTCGCAATAGCGCCAACGTTCTTAAACGATTCTTTGAAGTTGTCTGTGCCTAGGGCTGTCTTACGGAAAGCTACCGAAAGCACGTCTGCTGCTTTGGCTAACTCGAGCCCCTGAAACTGACGGGTAAGAGAAGCCAGCGCATCGCCTACATTGACGAGGTCACCGCCAAAGACGGTGGTCACACCAATAGTTGACTTTACAGCCTGCGCGGTTTCTTCAGTACTAAGACCAAGCTTCTTGAGTTCTCGGGTCAGCGTCAGAACCTCGGTGGCCGTAAACTTTGTGGATCGCCCTAATTGACGAGCATTGTCAATGAGCTCATTGAAACCCTCGCCACCAGATATGGCTGAGAGTTGGGCGGCGATCTCGTCGAAACTAGAAGCTACCTTAACAGCAAACCCCTCTAAGAGACCTGTGACGAGTGACAGGCTCCTAGAAAGGGTTTGTCCGAATCTGACGAAACTCTGGCCTAGCCTCCCCACGAAGTTGTTCAACCTCTCGGAGTTCTTCAGGAAGTTGGTGATGTCCATCGTTGCGATGAACGCCAGCCTGCTAGTTGTACCAATGTTCGGCATCAGAAGTCTTTTAGTTTCTCCAGGAGCGCCTCGGCTTCAGCCTTGGATCGAACTCCCTGATTGTTTTGTTCGAAAGGATGGAAATCCTTTACGTCGTATCGCTTACCCTTTGGGGCGTTTATGTTCACCAGTAGCGCCATGAGACTTGCGGTGTGATCCCACTCCAAGCGCATCCTGTTGAAATACCCGTCCCTGTAGTACGTGTACTCCCGAAGCGTCATGTTCCAAAAGTCATCTGGGGAGATGCCTATGGCGAACGCCGATCTGTACATCGCGTCCCAGGTGAGTGCCTCGTTAGACTCTCCCTGGGGTATGCTCAGTTTCCCGAGTCTGGGGCGTCTTCGCTTCCTCCAATAGCCTGGGTGACAGCTTCCATCATAGATGCGATGGTGTCGTCGTTGTCCAGAGCCTGAGCGCAGAATGTCTCAAAGTCAGGAAGCTTGGGGTCTTTGCCCTTGCGCAGACCATCGTTCTTGACTCCGAAAAAGCAAAAGGCACATACCGCCGTGAGGGGGTCCTCTGCCATCCACTTGTCAAGCTCCTCAATCTTCTTGCCGTGCGCTTGACACATGAGGCGCAAAGAGTTCAGAGTTAGAGATGCGTTGTAGCGCTTCTTGCCAATGGCAAAGGCGAACTCGCCCCGAAGAGTATTCTTCATTGTGGTTGTATTAAGTAAAAAAGGGCGACGACCGTGTGCCGCCGCCCATAAGAATTATTCTGCCTTGTACAGGTCGTCTACGCCTGTGAGGCTGATAGAGTATGTAGCAATCTCGTCGACGTTCCCAGAGATAGACACGTTGTCAATCAATGCTTGACAGTAGTAGTCGAGGTCGTCGATCTGAAAGCGGACAAGGACGTACTTCTTGTCGCGAGCCAAGTCCAGGATGTCTTCACCTGAGTCATTCGCAGACTTGACAAGACCGTCAGCAGAGATGCTGAAAGTCATCTCGCTTTGCTGAAGGGTGCCTCCAGCGCCATCGCGAGCCACGTCTTCAACGGCATTGCTCACCTCGAGAGTGGAGCTCGTAGCTGCTGCCGCCAGGGTGAGCGTAGCTGCCGTGAAAGTGTCAGTGGCATGAGCGACTGAGCCAAAACCCAGAAAGGTTTTGCCGTCTGTCTTCAAGAAAATTGTGTCCGACACATCTGACGACAAAGCAGTGTTGTATGCCGCCTGGCTGTCCGCACTTTTGAGGACGTTGTATTTGTTTGTGCTGCCTGCACCATGGTAGTAGATAGCGAGGCAGTTTGCGTTTAGTACTGACATGGTTCTAGGTTATGATTGGTACTTGTAGAGTTTTCCGTATCCGTTCAATGTGCAGCTATAGACTTGCGTCTCATCGAATCCACCGCTGATATTGACGTTTTCAATCAGTGCCTGGCCGATGTAGCTTACGTTCTCGTCGTTGTCGGCGTTATCGTCCATCGCTTGGTTGTTGAGCACGAAGCGAACGAAGACATAGAAGCCCTTGCGAGCGAAGTCCATAAGGTTCATCGCGCCGTAGCCCGATACCGCTCCAGCTTCGATCAATCCGTCAGCCTGGAGGCTCCAGTTCTGAGCTCCGCCAACGATGAATGTCTCGCTGCCACATACGGTGCTGGTGCGCGCCACAACCTCGGTTTGGCTGTTCGTCAAATCCAGTGATGTACTGGTGGCGGCGGCCAACAGATTCAGGTCGTAACCAGTAAAGCTGGTAGTGCTTGCGCCTGTGACGCTTACGATAGCTGGTTTGCTGGAGATTTCATAAACATCGTCATCCGCGTCGACGAGGAGTGCCGCTCCTGTACCGCTCCCGTTTTGGGCGAACGCATCTGCTGTGGCGGCGTTTTGAGTGGCCCCCACGCCAACGGTATATGCCGTGGTCGAGGACTTGGACAGGGCGTAGAGCCCCATAAAGTTTGCATTAAGTAGTGCCATGGTTTGTTTGTTTGGGGTTACGCCCTACTCACTTCTAAGTAGGCCGTCTACAAAATTGAAAAACTCGCTGCGAATGTTTACCTCTACACGAGCGGCGTTCGCGCGAATTGCTGGTTGAACGTGTGGGCTGGCTTCGTGATGGTCCGTCCCCAATTCAGCGAAGTGATCGCGCCACCCCGCGAGTTGGAATCCAAGACCGCCTACCCCTACACCTTCTCCGCTAACGGCGCCCACTCGCCAGCCAAGGGTGTTTCTTGGCAGCCTGCGTAAGCGTCGCACGCGGAATGACTCAGACAAAGCTCCCGTGTCTACGGGTGCTCGTGAGCCCATATCTCTGCGCATAGGCTCAAGTGCCCTGCGCATAATCTTATTCAGAGCGCCCATACGGTCCTTGAGGGACAGCATGGCTCGCAGCGTCGCTGGGCCCGGGTCGTTTCTCTCGAAGCCCGTCAGCGTAAAGTTCGATCGGAACCTGCCTCCCTTTCCTACGTTGATGCTCATGTGGTTGGTAGTGTTCCTTCATTGTCGCGGAGTCGGGCGCGAACATTCATGCCCTCCCTGCGTCCAATGGGTATGATGGAGTAGATGTCAAACGTCCCTCCGTTCCAGAGGATCACGTCGTCAAAGCGCAGCCCGCTGATGTACCGACACCGAAACTCCGCCTTCATCTCTGCGACGGTTTGGGCGTCGTCATTGAACTCGCTAGCTCCCGCTGATGGGGTGCCAAGATGCATGATCTTGCAGCGAACATCAACCTTAAAATCACTCAATGCGTCGATCGCGTCACCGTAACTATTCACAGTGCGCGTAACCCGCTTGATGGTAATCTTCTCATTGAGTTCGCCAGCTCTCATCAGTACAATCTAGCGCTAGACATAAGACGTTGGACGCCCTCCTTGAGTTCCATGGTGATGCCGCCGATAGCTTCGGCTTCACGCATGTTGTAATAGTGACCAACCAGCAGCAGAGCAGCTTGCTTGTATTGTGATGGCAGTGAAGCCAGGGCCGTACCTGCCGTCATCTCCAGTTTCACATATCCTTTACTGAACTCAGTGTCTTTCTCGCCCACCTTGTCAAGGAGGTTGTCGAAGTAGATATATGCTGGATAGATGTCGTCGATAATCAGATACTCCAGGTCTGAGATGTAATCAGAATTGTGAGAGTCAAGTATGTCAGCGCTGTAAGTGCCGTTTGCCTTCCGGTACTTGGCCGTCATGCCTGGAGAAGCAATCTCGTTTATCCCTACTAGTTCAATTCGTGATTTGAGCTCATCATAATCCACCAACACCTCAACTGTGTGAGATCCTAGTAGTCGATTGGTAATAGACTGCATGTAATCAAGCGCCGCGTCAAGGTAGACCTTGAGTAGGTCGTCATCACTGTTGTCGATAGCTCGCACATGGTTGCGCATCAACGCCAAGGCTGTCGCCTCGCTTGCGTCGAAGAGTGTAGTGCTAGCTACTGAAGTACGTGTGACCTTGATATTCATGCAAATAGGATAAAAGGGGCCAGGCCATTTCCTGACCCCTTTCATTAGTTGTTAGTCTTACTCCGTAATACCCTTCACGCCTGCGGCACGCAAGATCTTGCAGTCCACGTACATGTTGGCAATGATCCGGACCACGTCCTTGTGCGCCTCGGTGTAAGGATCGACCTGGATGTTCAATCCACCCCACTCTGCGACCACCAAATCTTCTGGCTTCACCATGTAGGCGTTGCCGTTTGTGAAGAGGGTAGAAACGATTGCTTCGTACTCTCCGATGCGGCTAGCAGAAGTAGCGGCAAACACACCTGAACCAGCGTCGAGGGTAGCTTGACGCATTTCGCGGTAAAGCGTGGGCTCAGTCAAGAAGAATGCTCCAGCGGGATCAACATCACCTTCGCGCAAGAGCTCCTCGAGCTTGTATGCGTAGTGTTCCTTCGCAAGGCTGGTGTCGCTTGCGTCAAGCTCAGTGATACCCTCGATGACATCCTTCAGCTTGACGTTGTACTGATTCTCCAATCCACGGCGCATATCGTCAGCCAAGAAAGCTTGCAAGTCGAAGCTGTTCTGAGCGAGCAACATCTGCGAAGCCTTGGTGTGAGACGAGATACGGTCTGGTGACAATGTCACGGACGAGAACGTCATGTTTGCTGAGTCCTGAGCCGTGGTCTCATTGGTTGTTTCAGACACTGTGATGCTGTTACCCTGGACAGGAATAGAGATGTCTCCAGTCACACCAGTGATGCGACGAACACCCATCTTGTCAGCAAAGGTCACGGGACGGTAGCGACCCACTGGACCTTGCACCTCAGTAGCGATAGCGCCACCAGCAGCTTGTACGGTGTTCACAGCTTCGGTTGCCATAGGCACTGCGTCAGCACGCAAGAGCATCGACGGGATGTTGATGCCTGTACCGGGTGCTACACCACCTTGACGGAACTCGCTGCTTCCTTCCTGGCTCATTTCGGCCTCGAGTCCTGTGAGACCACCGCTAGCCGCTTCGCGGATGGCCTTGCCCAAATCAAAACGGGCGCGGACGTTTTGGACTGCGTCGCCCAATCCTTGCACCACTGCTGGTGCGTTTTTCTCTTCGTTCATAGAGATTTCAGATTCTGCGCCCCGTTGAATAATTGAATCGCTCTCTTCGGCGACGGGGGCGTCCGCCGTTTCGAGTTCTTGATCAGCCTCGCGTTGTACGGGCTTAATTTCGTTGTCACCACATCCGCAATCTTCCTCATCCTTTTCCTCAGATCGCTTGGACTTGTTCTCCTTCTCCTCCTCTTCGTCCTCGTCTTCGTCGCGATCTTCGTCCTCTTCTTCCTCCTCCTCGTCCTTGTCGTGGTACATGCGTGCTACCTCTTCTTCAGCAGCAAGCACTCCCTCGTTTTCCAAGGCGAGCTCCATAGAGCGCAGGCCCACTTCGGTTGTGGGGTACGCTCCTTGCGTTGTTGGTGACACATCAAAGAGTAGTCCTACTTCCTTGATGGTGCGTAAGTTCATCTCATCTCGCATCTCCCACTCATCGTCGCGGACGGTGAAGCCGAAGCTGCTCGTAGAGACGTTGCCGAGGCGGATGTTTTCCACCAGGTCTTTTGCGTAGCTTTGATTACCAACTTCAAAGCGGTACTTCAATCCACGATCGTCTACAGACAGCTCAAGGCCGTGACCAGCACGAGCGAGAGGTTTGTTGACGTCATGGTTGAAGAGAGCCACCGTGTTGGTCATGTCAGCTCCTTTGAATGCATTGCGATCAATTCGTTCAGCAAAGGATCCACCGATCACCGTCTCATCATTAAAGACAGCAGCATAGCCCTCCACAACAGTGGGCTTGCCTTCTTCGGCACGGACCTCAAAGCCGTTCGTCAGAAATCGCTTTTCTACGTTGTTAGCCATGATTAGTCTTTTGAGCTCAGCGGATGGCCTTTCGGGAACAAGTCCGTGTCGTGCTTGCCGCTTCTAAATTTCTCATTCTTAAGGGCATAAATAAAACTGTTCACCCGTGCATATGCCCACTGCTCTGGTGATTTTACTGTTGGTCGAACGCTGCCAGGGTTCGTTTTGTATGCGCCTACTCCTCGACGGAAAACTGCCGACAGCGTGCGTACACTTGTCTTTTTGTGCGGCACGGTGACCTTTGCGTTGTGATCGTCGGCCTTCTTCTGCAATCCTTTTTTGATTGCCCCGCTGATCTCAGCCCGCTCATCGTTGGTTGCGTCGGAATGACTGGTGCAAGCCATGTACACCGTCTTGCCTTCTAGCTCGTGCTCATGGTGCCCGCTGCAACCAATCTCCTTGGCATATGCTTCTGCTGCCGCTGGGGTGTCGAAAACGGGTTCTCCATCTACGGTGCCCAACTGCTTTCTGCCCTCCACCTTATTGATGATGCCGCTTGCCCAGCTTCGCATAGATGTCCCGCCCCATGCGGCGTACATGATGCTGCCGCAAATCTCCTGCCCTTTCTCGTTCTTGAATTTGGTTTGGTTGTATGTCTCAGCCCGGGATAGAAACGAGAAGGTGCGCTTGATGGTCTTCAGGGAAAGCTTCTCCCCAGAGGCAATCTGATTCGCGCGCTCCCAACCTACGGGTGTGCCACACTTCGTCCCGTTTTTGTCACGGTGACGCAAGGCGCGCCTGGCGGCTGCCTTTGCAGAGTCTGGGTATCCTCCGTAGGTTTCAGCCATTAGGAGAGGTTGTGAGCGGTGCGCTTGGAAAGGGCGTCTGCTGCTGACGTTGTAGATACACCAATTTCATAGCGGAAAACGTCCTTGCCCACTCGTTCTGAATATGGCCCACTCGCTGCGACTTCGTCGTTCGTGACAGTTGCTGAAGAGTCTAGGGCGGCTTTGAGGGAGCCGTCGCCAGATTTTTTAATTAGCTTGATGTGCTGCGGAGCGCTGGCAATACCTGCTTCCATTGCGGCAAGGAATTCCGCTTCGGCGGCTGCGGCAGTAACGTCAGTGGATTCAAAAGTAAAGACCCATGGGGTGCGGGTGGGTTCAGAATAGGTTTTGCTTCCAACCGCTTTTTCGTCGCCGCGCTCACGGCACATTACGACTTTCAAGTTGTAGTGATGTACAGCCATTATTCTTCTGATGTTGTGTTAGTGACCGAGTCTGCGTAGTCGCTCATTCGGCTAAGTGGGATTGAATTCATGAGGATGTGGTGTTCATTGCCTCCATCAACTGGACCAAGTCCTTCACGACCACGCACCTCATTGATTGACATGACGCCGTCTTGCAGGAGGGAGTGGTAGAACTTAGCTCTGTTCTCACTGTCTGCTCGCAGCAACACGTCGACGTCAAACACGCATTGCAAGTTCTTATCGCCCCGCAACAACTTACGCTCGATTTCAAGTTCGATACGGCGCACCCAGGGCAAGATGCACCCTTGGTGGAATTGCAAGACTTGTTGCTCATAGTTGCTATAGGCGGTATTGCTCTCCATGCCAATCATGGCGGGAGGCACTTGATACATCCGGGCAATCTCCTCTGTGCTGTACTTCTTCATCTCCAGGAACTGAAGTTGTTCAAGAGGAACGCTAAGTGGTTGGTACTGAAAACCGCCGCCGAGAATAGCTACCTTGTGGGCATTGTGGCTGCCAGAATACTCACTCTCCCATGTCCTCTGCGCTTGCTTCATTTGCTCCGCGCTCATATGCTCCTTGGTGCTGAGGATGCCGCCAAGCATACCTCCGTTCTTGAAGAACGTTGACCCAAAGTCCTGGACTGCTTTTGCTGTGCCGAGGTTTTGGAGTTGCGTGTGCGTCGGGTTCAGGCCACGGAAGGCTTGGATCTCTAGGATATCGCGCTGAGGAATCTTCGTTGGAGCGCCATCGTAGCTGTAGAACTTCTCCCCCGTCAATGGGTTGTTGATGACGGTGATCCGGCTTGCGGGAATGTGGTACATCTGCACCTTCGCATTGCTCCGATCAATGAAGGCGTGCCCCGTGCCATACAGCAAAGCGTCGCTGACGATCCTTTGGAAGAACTCATAGGCGCCGATGTACTCATTGGGCTCTCGGCTAATCAGGTTGTTAATCTGATTGTTCTTCATCTTGCGTCGTGATCCGTCACGACCCACACGGATCACGCCCGCCTCCATCATTGCAATGGTGTCAGCGATTCTCGATACGCAAGCGTACACAGCCGTGAGTTGTAATGACTCAGCGCCGCTATTGATCCCCGCAAGCGTATTGCTTAAAAGCGATGACGGACCCATGTACGACAAGGGCGAGTTCTGCTGAGTGTAGCGAGACTCGTTGAAACTGTCGTAAATACGTCGGAAAATACTGGGGGTGCCTTGGTTCTCAGCCATGTAGGGAGATTACGCGCTAAACTATGACCAACTCTGTGAGACAAGCATCCTTACACACTATCGCCCCCGACCACCGCCATAAAGAACTCGAAGTCGTTTTCTATCTCCTCCTCAAATGTTAGGGCTTCACCAATAGCCATGACTGCTGCAACCACCCCGTCAATCTTGTCTCCGCTCTTAGATTTGTCAGGTTTGATGTTCCCGCTCGGATCAAGGCGAAGCTTCACGTTGCCCATCATCCACCTCAACACCTCGTCTCCCCCGTGAAGCAGTTTGCCTTGCAAAGCATTCTTCTCGTACTCTTTGCTTGGGAAGGACATGCTGCTGAATCCTTGACCAAACGGATCGCAGGGGACACCGTCACCCTCCAGGTCTCTAATAAGGTTAAGTGAATTCCATCTGTCGTAGGCAACGCCTTTGATGTTGTACTTCTCCATGAGGTTGTCTGGATCGTACTCGACCTTTCCGTCCATAACGTAGTGGCCGCTCAAGAGTCGCCTGATGACGTTGTAGTCAGTCACGTTCCCAGGGGTAAGATGTACATTATCTAGCTCGTGGAACTGACTGTACACGCTGTTCTCATCTTTGTCCAGCCTGCGCTCGACCGCTCTTTCCGGTAGGAAGTAGTGCATTTCAAATCCCCAACCCAACTCATCATTGCCAGTGCATATAGCCAGGGCAGTCATATCGTCAGTTGCGGCCAAATCGAGACCGAGATAGGCGACGGGTTTGTTCGTTTTCTCGTCTATGACGTGTGTATCGGACACCGGGCGGCAGTTGCCCTCGGCCATCCAATCGTCGTCTGGGATCCAAACGGCGCTTGAGCCAACGAACACGTTCAAGTGCTTGACCATAAATTCTGTGATAGAACGGCTTCCGTAGAGTTTGGCGTTTTGACATTGAGTGCTTAAGTACTCTTCACTAATTGAGACCGAAAGGTTTGGGTTTGATTTGAGCCATGTCTTGGGGTCTTCCCAAGCATCGCCCTCGTCCATCTCGTAGGGCAAAATAAGAAGTCGATCATTCTCCTTGACCCCGTCCAGCACTGACTTACCTGCCGACATAAACATAGCGCACGGCCCATCAGCCACAAAACCTGCCGTCGTAATCGCCAACATGATCGGGGACTTGCGTGACCCCATGGACGATGCCAGCACTCGGTAGAGGTCTGCGTTTTTCATCGCGTGAAATTCGTCCACCACAGCTAGATTCAGATTGAGACCGTCAAGGGTGTTTGCGTCAGATGACAACGGTTTAATTATTCCGTCGCGAGGAGCTTTCACCTCTGTTCGATGGACATTGAATCTCTTTGACAGAGGTGCGCTCGACTTGATGCATCGACAGATTTCATCGAACACTTCTCGTGCCTGATCTCTTTTTGTGGCTGCGGTAACGAGCTGGGGTGCGCCGTCGCCATCCAGTACCGACATCGCCAGGGCTATGGCTGCGGCCAATTGGGACTTACCGTTTTTCCTCGCAACAAAGAGGTGTGCTGTTGTAAACCTGCGAATTCTTCCATCGCCCTTACTCACCCAGCCAAAGAGTTGACCTACGAAGAATACTTGCCACGGCGCCAGAATGAACTTGGTTCCGGCCATCTCACCACGAGTATGCACGCACACACGTTCGATGAAATTTACATATCTGGCCGCAGTGTGGAAGTCAAATCGCCACTCCCAGTCTTCGCGATCGCAATCGCTGATGTATCGCTCACAAGCTTTCTTAATGTATTCACACGACACAATACGTTCCTCGACTACGTCTTCCACGTAGTCCCACATTCTTTCTAGTGCGCGAACATCTACGCTCAAATCAATTCGTCAATATCGTCGCCTTCGCTGCTTTTGTCGTTGGCGGCTTTGGCGTTGCTGGCCGCTCCAAGAATTCTAGATCTATCCATAGGGCTCAGGCCGAGTTTCGCGCTCAGCTTAAGCACTTGGTCCTGGGCTTTGCTCAGAGCCGTAAAAGCTCCAGAGACGTTGCTGGTGCCGTTGGGGTAGATCTGAATGGCGTCTCCGTAACCGTGCATGTGCCTGGCGACCTCAATGTAAATCGCTAAAGACTTTGCCAGCATAGTGATGGTGATAACGTCTACACTCTCGATCAAGCCGCGCTCACTAAGGTAGTCGACTACAATGTTGAAGAGACGCTCACCATCACCGTCCAATTGAAAGATGGGCTGCATGTCTCCATCGCCTATCTTCCTAATAGCTTCTTTCACTTCATCGCCCTGCTTGCTTTCATTCAGCTCCTGCACGGCCATGCGCATTTTATCCAGCGGTTTGCTCATCAGCTAATCTGCCAAGTGGTTGCCAGCAAAGCTACATGATTATTATCTACATCGACCGTGTACCGCTCATCCTCTAATCTCACAGACTTGTAGGGCTGTACGGGAAGTTGACTGATAGAGCTGGCGTATGCCTTGATGTTGGCCTTCACCAAATCGTGAATTTCAGTAGTCTCTTGAGCTGTGCGTCCATACACGTTGATGTTAACTCGGTATGTGGTCGCTGCGTCTGCGTCTAAGATTGTCTCATCGTAGGCGACTGTACCGATGCTGAAGGTCATGCCAGGCATCTGGTCGCGCTGGGGGCGCCGGGCAAACGTAATCTTATCGGCGCTGACCTTAGCGGTGATGTTTGTGTCAGTGATCAGGGTGTTGCGAACCGCGATCAGCAATGAGCTCATACTCATGTTCTAGTGTTTTTGCGAAAATACTTGCGGCGGAGAAAGTCCTGCCATTCCTTCTTGGTTTCGTAGTAGACCCCCTTCGCTGCGTAGCTCGCTCGACGGGTGTTACAAGATCGGCAGCTTCCAACAATGTTGTCCTGATCGTAGAATTCTGCGCGGGTGGTCGTGTGACTTGCTGGAATAATGTGGTCAGCCTCTGTCGCTTCCACGGCCAAGCCGCAAGCCTGGCACCACTGACACAGGGGGTCACGCATCAGGACAGCTTCCCTCGTGGCAATCCACTCGGCTGTCTTGTAAAGACTATTGGATTGAGACGCCTCAGCGCCCTTAAAAGGTTTGCGGAGTTCGCCATCCTTGTCGCGAGCATTCCTTCCGCGCTTGTCGGACATCCATGGCTTCTTACGTGCCCTGCGTTTCAGATCCATGGAACAATGATACAACTGCCGTTGTGAGCGGTGAGATGGAGAGGAAGCATTCGCAAAGTTTGTTTCTCACATCTAGGCGTATCTGCCCGCATCCCAGCAATGACGCGGCTCATCATTACACATGCTTGGTACAAAATAATTTTTTCGAAATCATCTCTCCATATCTCCAAGGGTTACTGAAAGCCCCGTCAACACTGGGCGGAGCCCTGGAGAGGAAGCGGTGATGATCTGGTGAGGAGCGAGTTTACCC